GAACAACGGAGCAGGAGGAGGAAATAGCACTGTTGCAGGTACTGGTTTATCAAGTACTTTGACCGCAAACGGTGGTGGTGCAGGAACTACTAGTGCTGGAGGTGCTGGAGGCACAGCCTCAAATGGTACAGTAAACAACACTGGTGGTGCTGGCTCTTTTTACGGTGGCGGTGCGGTTGGTGTCTACGGTACAGGAAACCCCGGCAGAGATAATGCACAAGGTGGTGCTGGTGGCGGTTCTTCTGATGCTCAAGGTTGGGATGGCTTGACAGGCTATGGTCAGATTGTTGGCGGCAAAGGTACTAAAACAACTGGTTTTGCAGACTATAACGGACTTATGAGCCAATACCCTGCGCCTGCTTTAGCAGGAGGCGGTGCAGTGTTTGGAAATCCGGGAACAGGTAGTGCATACGGTTCTGACGGAGGTGTTGGCGGTGGCGGTGGCGGTTGTCGTAATAATAATAGTCTGGGTGCTGGCGGTTGCGGTGGTGACGGCATAGTAATTATCCAATACTTACCCGCATAAGGAGAAAAACATGAATTATATAATCAAAGACGCTGATGGCAACATTACGAATCCCTGCATTAAAGCTAGTGCTGAGTTTATGGAAGCTAATTTTAAACATTACGAGCTTTGGGTTGAGCCTACAGCACCAGAGCCTACAGCAGAAGAAGAAGCCCGTCAGTGGCGTGATGGCGAACTGTCTTCCACAGACTTCATAGTCCCTCTATCAGACCACCCGCAACGTGCAGCTTACATATTGTATAGAGAGAGCCTGAGAGCATGGCCGTCAACTTCTAACTTCCCAGACACTCGCCCAACTTTAGGAAGCTAAAATGATTGCAGAAATCTCAGCAGTAGTAGGTGTACTCAAGACTCTGAACGCAGGCATAAAGACTGTAAAAGAGTCTGGGTCGCACCTGTCAGACTTAGCTGGACTTTTCACAAGCATCACCGAGACTAAAGTTGCCGTAGACAATATTGAGGAAGCGCAGAAGCAGGGTGACGCTGTGTTGACTCAGGAACAAGCATTAGAATTGGCTTGGGCAAAAAATGAAATACGCGAACGCGAAAAAGAGCTAAAGAAAATTACGCCACGGCAGGTATGGCGAGATATGCTGGCGATCCAGCACAAATCTGTGATGCAGAATAAGCATCGTCTTGAGCGCGAAAGGCTGGCCAAGTTGCGCCAGCAGTCTAAAAATGATGATATGATTAAAAACATTATTGGCGTTGTGGCTCTAATTGCTACTGCTGCTGCAATCTACTACTTCTGGAACTAACATGGCTAAGGAAACAACCATTACCCGCCTTGAGGCGCATGAGAAAGAATGCGCTATCCGATATCAGAACATTGAGCGCAGGCTGGATGATGGTAAGCAACGATTTGACAAACTAGAGAAAATGCTGTGGATGATGTACCCCATGATCATCGCAGTCTTTTCCGTAGCAAAGTGGATAGAATGATATGTTACAAGCACTGATCGCCCCCGTAGCTGGATTACTTGACAAATGGATACCTGATGCCGACACCAAGCAAAAGATCGCACATGAGATTGCAACAATGTCGGAACGCCATGCGCAGGAACTTGCACTGGCACAGATTAAGCTTAACACCGAAGAAGCCAAAGGCAACTGGTTCCAAAGTAGCTGGCGACCAGCAACAGGCTGGGTCTGCGTTCTTGGATTTGCCGTCAACTTTTTAGTCTCGCCATTAGCTGCTGGCGTAGGTGTTGTAATTCCGCAAGCTGACACTGGCACAATGATGCCAATCTTGATGGGGCTTTTAGGGCTGGGTGGGTTACGCAGTTTTGAAAAAACCAAAAGCATAGAGGGCAAATAATGGCTAAATCATCCAAGACAGAAGACAAGAATTACTTTAAGCCTAAAGAATTGGCCTGCCGACACACTGGCGATGAAGGCTTTGACCCTGATTTTCTAAAGACCCTAAATGCTATCCGCGAAGAGTGCGGGTTCAGCTTTGCACTGTCTTCTGCTTACAGATCTCCAGAACACCCTATAGAGGCGCGTAAAGAGGTCTTAGGGGCGCATACGCACGGCAAGGCAGTAGATATACTAGCCAGCGGAGAAAACGCCTTAGAGATCATTAGAGTGGCCCAGAAGCATGGTATACAGAGAATAGGCATTCAGCAGAAAGGATCAGGTCGATTTATCCACCTAGATGGCTGTACTGAAGAGGATGGCTTCCCTTGCCCTGCTATCTGGTCATACTAGTTCCACATAGAACACTAGCCCTGCCAAGCGCGGGGCTTTTTTTTGCCTATTAATTAACAAAATAGTTTACTTTATACAAAAATGGGTATAAAATGTACCTACATTCAATAAATAAAGGGCAACAAAATGAAAGACTTTAGCGACTGGGACGATAAGTTTGAAGATGAAATTGATCATTTACAGTGGATGGCAGAACATCCGGTTTTCCCTGATAAAGAGGCTTATGATGTTGTTACACAACTGTTTGATTGGCTTTGTGAAGATCGTTTGTTACGCAGATGGTGTTTCAATACTGCCAGCAATAGATATATGCAAAGAAAATATGAAGTTATTGTGAGCAATATCAAAGCTAACGATTTATGCGACAAGCCATACTATAAAGACATTTACGAAATCTAATCTAACCGCCCCCGCGAGGGGGCATTTGCTGTAGGAGGCAATTATGGGAATCAATGATCTAAACGATCTGGAGCGCGGTGAGTACGACTGCGTTCTAGGCTATCAAGCCCTAGAAGGGCAATCAGAGGCTTACTATGTTGGATATGGTGAGCAGTACGCAAAAGAAATGACTGTAGGAGGTCAAAATGAGTTTATCTAAAGAAGTCTGGCAAACCCTATCTGCTATTGATGTATCTCAGCATATTGAGAAAAAAGGCAATCTATCATACCTTTCGTGGGCTTGGGCTTACGGAACGATGATGGAGTATTATCCTGATCTGCATTACTCTTTTGAAGAAGATAAATGCGAGGATACAGGCACCGTTGAAATAAGTTGCGTGGTCCACATTCATACTGGCTCAGAGCAAGATCAGATGATGATGCGGCATATGTGGTTGCCTGTAATGGACCATAGAAACAAGGCAATAATTAACCCTGATAAGTTTGCGATTAACTCCAGCAAGATGCGATGCCTAGTTAAGTGTTTTGCAATGTTTGGCCTTGGCCATCACATTTATGCTGGGGAAGATATTAACCCTGTTGTCGCAAATGCCATTATCACTGACGATCAAGCAAAAGAACTGAAGGCTATGATCGAAGAACGTGACGCTGATGTTGCTGCATTCTGTAATCATTTCAAGTGTGAAAACCCAAATAAATTACTTGCCTCTCAGTTTGACAGGGCTATGCACGCTTTGCGTAACAAGCGCAGGTCAGAAGGATGATTATCTTAGACCATGAACAGGGAACGGATGAGTGGCTTGCCGCAAGATTAGGCAAGCCTTCAGCCAGTGGTTTTGCGCGACTTATAACCCAAACAGGAAAGCCATCATCACAAGCGACAAAATATATAGCGCAGTTGGTGGCAGAAAATATTAGAGGGTGTGTAGAGCCTGTATATGTAAACGAATGGATGCAGAGAGGTACTGATCTAGAGCCTGAAGCTAGAGAGGCATACGAGTTTATATCCGGCAACAATGTTATCGAGACTGGATTTATCCTCGACACCAGTTTTAAGTTTGGTTGCTCTCCAGATGGATTGGTAGATGGTCAAGGCGGTTTAGAAATTAAATGCCCTGCTCCTACCACACACGCGGAATATATGATTAACCCACAAGAAGGAATAAAAAAATACTGGCAGCAAATTCAAGGCTGTATGTGGATTACAAAACGAGATTGGTGGGATTTTTTTTCTTACCACCCAGAAATGCCGCACGTTCTAGTGCGTGTTGACCGCGATGATGAATATATCGCAAAACTGTCTGCTCAGGTCGATAAGGCTGTAGCGGAAATTACAAACCAAGTGGAGAAGCTAAAATGAAAGTAGGATTATCAGTACGAATTGATGTTACCAAGATCGACAAGTCGCGCCTGTATAAGGGAGCAAAAGGCACTTATCTAGACCTGACTACCTTTGTAGATACAGCAGTAGCCGATCAGTATGACAACAATGGTTTTATCAGCCAGACCGTCGATAAAGAAGAGCGTGACGCTGGGACTAAAACCCCTATTCTTGGCAATGTTAAGGTATTTTATACCGACTCAGGATCACCAGCAGGGTCTGCGGGGCAAGGAACTACGGCTAAAGAAGATATGACGATGGAAGAGCTAGATGCTGACATTCCGTTCTAGGGTAAAAAAGCCCCCCTTTCGGGGGGCAAACCATAGGAGGTTGCGAGTCGGGGGAACCCGCCCAATTAATATATCACAAGGTTCAAGATCATGGAATTAATCGATACAGGCAAATGCCTCATAACGGCA